AATCGCCCTCTGATCTGCAGCCTGAGTTGCCTGTTGAGTATCAGTATGTACAACTTCTTTTTTGGTGACAGCACGATAATTGATAAAACTATGCAATTCCCCGTCCATTTGACCCAAATCTAAGGGATATTTAAATCCTGGCGCTCCAGTAGAGGCATATTTGTTATTAGATTTTTGCTGCATAACTTTTGCAGGCCCATCATTAAAGTTTAGACTTACCATCTTGAGCTCCTAAATAGTATAATTATATTTATAATACATTATTAAGGATTTGAATTTTGCACAAAAGATTCACATATAAAGGTAAGTTCAAACCAATAAATCCCCACAAATACGCTGGTGACGTAAAAAATATTGTATTTCGTTCACTATGGGAACGTAGATTCATGAAATATTGTGACACAAATAGAAATGTTATTGCATGGAACAGTGAAGAAGTAGTAATACCATACAAATCGCCAATCGATGGAAAATATCATAGATATTATCCAGACTTTTTAATAAGAATAAAGTCATCAAATGACACAAAAAAGACGATATTGATAGAAGTCAAACCGAAAAAAGAAACAAGGCCTCCCAAAAAAAGAAAAAAGACTGTTAGATATCTACAAGAAGTAAAAACGTGGGGAGTAAATGAGGCAAAATGGAAAGCTGCAGAAGAATATTGTAAAGACCGTAAGTGGGAATTTAAGATTCTTACAGAAGATCATCTTTTGCCCTGATATTTTAATTATAAATAGTCTAAAACGAGGTTTATATGGCGAATTTTGATGTACTAATCAATCGAATGCTGCGTTCTGGTGTAAAACCAAATACAAATGCAGCAAGAGAATGGTTTAGAAAAAAAATTAGAGAGACTAGAGTGAATAGACAAAAATTGTTGTCTGATTCTAATAGGAGTTCATCAACTCCTACTATTGGTCGCATGTATTGTTATTCTTATAATCCAAAACATGCAAAAACATTACCATATTATGATGAATTTCCTTTAATTTTTGTCGTAGAAAGGTTTAGTGGTGGATTCTTAGGTATTAATTTGCACTATGTACCACCAAGAACAAGAATTATACTTATGGAAGCACTTACTGATATTGCAAATAATAAAAAATATGATGAAACAACTAGACTTATGTTGTCATATAGAGCATTAAAACAACTTTCCAAATTTAATGTTGTAAAACCATGCATCAAAAAGTATTTGTTTAGTCAAGTAAGAAGTAAATTTGTAAAAATAGATGCAAATGAATGGGATCTTGCAATATTTTTACCAGTACAGAAATTTAAAAAGGCTGCACCATCAACTGTATGGTCGCAATCCGCTTTAAAAAGTAGATAAGAGGAATTTAAATGTATAAGCCTGGATTTAGTGTAGAAGATTTTCGTAATGGTATTGCGCGTACTGGATTATCCAGAGCAAATAAATATGTGTTGAAAATATCTCCCCCGCCCAAGTTGGTTGGTAAACTAGAAAGTAGAAATCTAGAAGAAATATTTCTTAGAATTGACACAGTAGAATTGCCCGGCAAATCTCTTGCAACTTCAGAGGTTAAGTACTATGGGCCCCCAAGAAAATCTCCATATGGAATGACATATGAAGATTTAAATTGCACACTTATGTTGTCTGCAAATATACGTGAAAGATATATTTTCAGTCAATGGATGAATGCGATATACGATTATGAAACTGCAAGACTAGAATATTTTGAGAACTATACGACAGACTTAGAATTTATAACTTACAGTGAAGATGGAAACCCGTTAGCTACTACAAAGTTTGAAGAGGCATACCCATTGTCTATTGGTGCGATTAATTTTGCATATTCAAACGAAGATGTTGCAAGGATGCCACTAACATTCGCATATAGAAAGTGGGTAGAAACCGCGCCAGTTAAATTGAGTGGTGCGGTATCTCCATACGGTAGTCTTGCAAACGCACAGCAGTATTTATCATCAGAAGAATATGGAAATTCTTTTGAAAGATTTATTAATCAAGCCGAATCAAGTAGTCCATTCGGACAGATAGCTTCGGGATTTGCAAAACTAGGTGGGGTGGATGCATCATTAAATTCCGTAGTAAATAACATGAGTAGTATACTAAACGAACCATTTAGTGCAGTACAAGACTTTGGTAACAAGATAACTGCATCATTAAACGAACCATTTAAAGAATTTGGTAATTTACAAAATAGAATTAGTCAATTTAATCCAGTTAGTAGATTACAAAGTCAAGCGAACAATTTTGTCAAGAAAAGATTTGGTGGACTTTTCGGATAAATATAATTATTGAATTGAGGAGTATAGAATGTCTTTACCTATTATTAACCAACCAACATATGAGTTGACTTTACCATCAACAAATAAAACATTAAGATTTAGACCTTTTTTGGTAAAAGAAGAAAAAATTCTTTTAATGGCCCAAGAGGGGGGAGATATCGATGAACAGATTGAATCAGTAAAACAGATAGTAAGAAATTGTATTGTTTCTGATACTAATGTAGATACTATGTCAACATTTGATATTGAATATCTTTTTATTAAAATTCGTAGTAAATCTGTCGGAAATATTATTAATCTAAATTATAAATTTGATAACTGCACAGCAGAGTTAAATGATGATAGTACTGTACCAAGAATTTGCGAAGTACCATTTGAATTAGACTTAGATGAAGTAGTAGTTAAAACCGAAGGAGAGCACAATAACATTATCAACATAACCGACGATGTTGGTGTTGTGATGAAATATCCAGATTTTAAATTATTAAGTAAAATCGCATCAATGAATAATTATGATGAACTAATTGATGTTGTTGGTAATTGTGTAAAAATGATTTTTATGGGAGATGAAACATATGACCCCAGTGAATATAAATCAGAAGAATTGAGAAATTTCTTTGAGAGTTTGAGTCAGGAACAATTTCAAAAAGTTAGTAATTTTTTTGAAACAATGCCACAAACAATGGCAAATGTTCGTATACAATGTAAAAAATGCGGAAAGATGGAAAATATTGAATTAAAAGGTATATCGGATTTTTTCGAATAACTTTATATCATGAAAGTTTGGGGTCTCTCTACCAAACAAATTTTTCTCTTATGCAATATCATAAATATAGTTTAACAGAACTAGAAAATATGATTCCTTGGGAACGTGAAATATATGTATCGTTATTAGTTAACTATTTGCGTGAACAAGAACAGAAACAAAAAGGCTAGAGGATAATATGGAAATGACAGAAAACAGAGATAATAAATATCAAAATTGGATCGATTTGGCAAAGGCCGTCGATTCGTGGAGAATCTTTCCAAGACTTTTTATTACGACATACATTTATTTACTGTATGCAGTAGTAAATTGGTTCATGACATTAGACACACCAAATTTAGAACAATCTGGTTTGGTTAGTATCGTTGTCGGTGCCGGTGCTGCATGGTTTGGATTATATTTGGGTTCAAGTAAAAAGGCTGAATAATGGCAACTTTAGATTCCGTAATAGAAAATATTAATAGTTTTAATAATACAGGACAACTATCACAGGCACTAGAAAGTGTCTCTGATAGTTTAGAAACTGGTACTGGTGTCACTGCACTTGGTGAAATTTCACAACTCATCAAAACACAAGGTGATATGTCTGTTAAGGAATTAAAACGTTCAAGAGAAGATTTAGCATCTCTTAAAGATAAAGTATTAACATCTGATAGAATTGCAGAAAAAGATAGAAGTAATATTCTAACTCTTATTCAAAATCAAGAAGATGTAATTAATCAAAATACTACATTATCAAAAAGAGCTGCAGAGTTTGTCCAAGAAAATATTAAAGAAAAAATACCAGACATTGCTGGTGTTGCAGCAGGGGTACTTTCGGAGAGTCCAGCGGCCGCTCTTGGTGTTAAGTTTATTGGTGATAAAATCCAAGAGAGTAGAGAAAGAAAAAGAAAAGAAAGAGAAGAAAGAGCTGCAAGATTGCAGAGAATTGCAGACGAAGAAGATAGGCATAATAGAGAATTAGAAGTACTACGTGGACAAATAACTAACGAAGAAACTCTTTCTAAAGTCAATATGACTCAACAGGAAGCTGCAGATATTGCAAAACAAAATGGGATGGATTATCAAGATTATATCAATGACTTAAAAAATCAATTGATTGAACAATCCAAACTACAGAAACAACAAAAAGATGTTCAAGAAGCAAAATTAAAAGAAACTGAAGAACTAAAAGATAAATTTGGTTTTGATCAAAGTGGGGCCCCAGTAACAGAAAGTCCTATTGGGCCTGGCAATCCATCTACCCCATCAGAACCACTAGAAACATTATCTGATGGTGGTGGCGAACCATACCTTGCAGAAATTAGAGACTTGTTAAAATTTATGTCAAGTCCAGATACAGTGACTCCATTTGACATAGAAAATAGTAGAGAAGAACGTAGATTTCAAAAAGATTTGGCCGCAAAAGAAGAGGCAGTAATTGAACAATTAGAAATCCAAACTGATTTATTAGAGAAAATTCATAAAGAACAAAATGATGACTTAAAAGAAAATATCATTGCAAACATGGCAGGCAGTATTGGTGGCAAATTAAGTGGTTTTGCCTCTATGATTGGTGGTAGTGTTGCAGGCGCATTAGGACTTGGTGGTCTTGGCGGTGCGTTAGGACTTGGCGGAAAGAGTGCGAAGGCAGGCAAAACTGCAGGCAGGGCTGCAAAGGCAGGAAAACTTGGTAGACTTGCAAAGATAGGTAAGATTGCAAAAACTGGTGGTATTGCGGCACTAGGTGCAACTGCAGCAAGTGCATTAGTTGGTGGTGCTACAAAACTAGGAAAAACTGTAGTTGGTGCTGGTAGTGCATTAATGGGGGGTGTTAAAAGAGTTGCTGGTTCTGTTGGAGAGATGGCAGGAAGGGCGACAACCAATCTTGGTGAATCTATAGGTAAGGTTGCATCATCTGCAACTGGTATTGCAAAAGCAACTCCAGAACCAAAAGCACTCACGAATGTAGCAGATGCAATTACTAAAACTGGGCCTGATATGATTG